TCAACTGCGCAGGTAGAAGGATTCGAACCCTCATCAACGGTTTTGGAGACCGGTATGCTACCATTGCACCATAGACGTATATTTTACAGTGACCCCGACAGGGCTCGAACCTGTGACTCCCTCATTAAAAGTGAGGTGCTCTAATCCATCTGAGCTACGAAGTCTTTTTTTTTGTGCCGCCGATAGGATTCGAACCTACTCAGCCGAAGCAACGGTTTTACAGACCGTCCTAACTCTCCCACGTTAGCGCGTCGGCAAATATTTTACAGCAATTAATTAGATTGTCATTGCATTTGCAACTACAACTTATGACGACTTTTTATTTATATTATTATCATATTATATTCATTATATTCGCGCCATATCCATGGACTACTGGATATCAATCCGTCCTCTATTAATTGCCAACTTCACGCCCTCCGGCTCACTGCCGGTGTGCTCCGATTCTACACTATTTGAAGAAGTGCGGATTAGGAAGGGATCGAACCTACGACCTACCGGTTAACAGCCGGTTGCTCTGCCTCTGAGCTACTAATCCATTTAAGAGCGGGTGGAGAGAATCGAACTCTCATCTTCGGTTTGGAAGACCGAAGTAATGGCCTTTATACGACACCCGCCTTTATTCAATATGTCAAAGATCTATTAACTTTATACTTAAAAATAATATGTCTTTTTGTAAGTACCAAATTTATTTTTAATTTTTTCAAAAAAAAAGCCCCGGTAAATTAATACCGAGGCTTCAATTTTATATGTATAAAGATTAATTCATTTTCATACAACCTCGGTCATTAAACGCTTGCTATCCACCCAAAAGATCGGGGCTTGTAGCGATCCGCCCGTAATATTTTGCATATTACATGTGCGATACGTTTCTATATGTCTAAGAGTTGTTTTCATTTTACTATTCTATTATATATATGGAATTCTTTTATTTAAAGCTCCCAAATATAGTGTTTATTCAAAATATTTTTTGCGTATTGATTTATACATGGCCTTCCGGTATTATACGCACCAAACACCAGACCCCAATTTTCATATTTGTCATGAAGCCTTCGTAAAAGCTTCATTGATATTTTTACATTCAATTCAATGTCTGACATCAATCGTTTATGTGACACTGTCTTACCATGAATTAACTTTGCCGTTGCTGGCATTATTTGCATTGGGCCTAACGCGCCGGCGTATGAAGTTTGTTTATGGTTGTAATCTAAATCCATAGGTCCTCCATATCTTGTTTCTTGATACGCTAATGAAAACGCATAAGCTTCTGGTATATTATACTGACCAGCGTACTTCTTAATGTAAAAGTACATTTGAATTGAAGGACTAGATTTTACAATTTCTGTAGTGTCTACTCCTTTTAAGAAAGGATCAGAAATTTCTTTCTTACAATGAGTAGGCATTGTTAACACACCAAACGTTACTAGTATCAATGCTGCTACGGTTATTAACTTTGCTTTCATATTACTTAGGTTGATTAGAAGTTAATACATTACCATAAGCCTTAAATACTGCCATCCCGACAGGTTCTTCATATATCTCAAACGTTCCAGTAGTTCTATCTAAAATTAACAATTCTCCTCGATCTGTCACTGAAACTGTGCATTGAGTTGCATTGCGAATTACAACTCCTTTTTGAGTTTGTTCGACTCCGGTCAACAACGTTTTCATAGCTGGATAATAATATCCAATACAAAAAGCAGTTACTACAGATAACGTAAATAGCGTCCAATTACCAATCGGTTTAAGAAATACTTTTGTCTTAATCCAAAACTGTTTCATATTCATTGTTTATTTGTTAATTAATAAGTACTCGAGGCGGGAATCGAACCCGCACAGCCGCAATGGCTACAGGATTTTAAGTCCTGCGTGTCTACCAGTTCCACCACCCGAGCAAATAGAACTTCTATTTCTTTAATATACTTAAATATATATTATTCATTTGTAGAATCCAAATTTTCTTTTGGCTTATCCCAAATATTTGCATATTTTTCTGTTCCATTATATCCAATATGCACGTAATTAGTACCATCATGAATTCCTTTTGCAGAGTAAATCCATCGCTCTCCATTTTTACGAAGTGAAGTAATTACTGCAGGATAACGATTACTTAAAAAAGTAACTACTACTTTATCTCCGATCTTATAAGGCGGTTTTTTCATTTTCTCCGCCGGTACTTGAATCTCTTCTTTTTTCTTACGAGCCATTATACAGTTCTTTTATCTCCGTGAATTACTTTTACTGTCGGGAAACGCAAACTCCAATTACCAGATTGATTTTGTGTTTCTTCAAAATACTTAACTGTAATAATTTTATTAAGTAGCTTGTCCGGGTTAGCTTTAAAGAACTCACGCTCTTCAATTGTAAAGCCGGAGCCTACTGAAACGTTATTACCTTTGTGTTCGATTACAACATTGGAAAGAACTTCTTTAGTAACTTCCAATCCATTCTCAATCATTCTAAAAGGCCCAAACTCTAAATCTTTTACAACATACTCAGCGTCGTGAAATGATTTACATTTAACCATTGTCTTGCTACGCTTACCTTCATACACTGAATCTGCCTTACGTAAAATAAGACCCTCCCACTTATTTGAATCTGCATTTTCCATCATTTCAATGTAATGCTTTTCGTCTGCTATTGTAGATTGAGTTACAATCTCCAAATGATTAAATCCTTTTTCTTTTGCATTATACAAATAAGCATTTAACTCTGAATACCTACTAGAATACGCTTTATTTCCTAATTTACTTCGAAAGGTACTGCCTTCAATTATATCAAATACTAAGTACTTCGCATTAGAGATAGTGTGTTCCTTACGGCGTATTTGCTTCATAATACCTTGAAAATCTTCGTTACCATTGGCGTCTACAAGACAAATTTCTCCGTCTAACACTTTATCTTTCAAACCTAATTTAACAATCTCATCTTTGACCTTTTGAAGAGTTTCAAACTCATTACCTTGACGAGACCATAAGGATACATTTCCTTTTTCATCTACAACAGCTAAACATCTTACGCCATCTAATTTACGAGACGCAAGCCAATTATCTTTTGTAAAGTCAATTTTTACATCTTCCATATTAGCAGCTAACGCTACGTCAAAGCTAGGAATAAGACCTGGAATGACTTTGTTAATTAAACTGTCACCCATTCGAATTTCCAAATCCTTACCAATTATTTTATAGATAAGATCTTTGTAATCTTCATTTCGATAACAAAAGTCATTAACTGAATTAATAGCTTTGTGTCCGGTAACTTCACGACTGCGAAGAACATCTAACATTTCAAACAATCCGTTGAACGAATACAATACTCCTAAATCAAGATCGTAATTTTTTTCAAGATTGTCAGGAGTAACGTAATACTGATAAAATGGATTATACGTATAATACAATACTTTCTTAATGAACTCGTCATTCTTATACTTTTCCAAAATAACTTTTTTGTCATTTGTACTATTAGTTGAATTAAGCTCATCAACTACCTTTTGTAACAATTTGAAGTCTTCCATATTTCTTTTTATCTATACTTAAAAATAAGATTGCCTTTTGTAAGTACCAAATAATTTCCAAAAGAAATTAATATGGAATTTCATCTAGTTTTAAACTAAGTTTTCGTATAATTGTATGTCTTTCGTCATACGGTAAATTAGTATTTCTTTCGAGATATCTATCAAATGAAGACACTAACTTTCTTGACGCTTTATAATGTTGAAAGTTAGTTGAAGATTCAATTACTTTTTCAATCCATAAGGAAATATCCCCGTAATGTTTACTTGTAGCTGCCATATGTTGATTATTTTATTATCTTAATGATAAGATAATCATTTGTAAAAAACAAATTTATTTTTGATTAATCTTTTGTAGATCTTTCTCCTTTGTGCTTATCGATTTGATCTAAGATATCGGTAAGTAGCTTTGCTTTAATAAAGCCTGCCATGGAAGCATTTTTAAGTGCACTGATGATTTGAAAGATTAAAAATGGAGTTATGATTACTTCACTTAACCAAGCAGTGCCGGTAAATCCTTTTTCTACCATTAACGTAACTGTTAGTATTGAAACCCACGTAAACACGTTTTTCAAAATGCGAACGGCTTTGTAAGTTTTAAACCCTTCTCGTTTAATTCCAGCTATTACGCCGAAAAACCCATCCATAAACAATACAGCTATTACGCCTAAATATTGCTCTACGTTGTTGGTAGTGACATCTAGAATATACGAAAGTAAATAAGCTGTCGTAGCTGATATGCCAGTTATTAAAAAGGAAAGTTTTGCGTTGAACATTTTTATGTTGAAGTTAATTTAGTAAATTAGTTGCAAAACTTTTTGCTACTTTTCAATAAATATATTCAACTGAAACTTTCAATTAAAATTTGCCCCACCCAGAATACATCATACATTTAATTCGCATATCTTCTATGTAGTCTAGAAATTCAATTAATTTTTTCATAACTTAATTTGATAAAGGTGCTTTTATTGTTGGGTGTGATTGATAATTACTTAATTGTATATCTTCTTCTAATAAACATTTACAGAAGTTTATATCCTTAAATGAATTAAACACTGCAATTGCATCTAAAGGTCCTTCACCACACTCACCGCCTTCATAAGACCAAAACTCTGTATTGATGTTTAGTTTAGGTAGCTCATAAGGTGCTCTACCAATTTGTTCTTTTGCTTGTTCAATATGATTTGAATAAAGGTGTACGTCTCCAAGGTTTCCAATCAACTCATCAGGAACCATATTAACTGCTATAGCAAGGATTTCTAATAACAATCCATAAGAAGCAATGTTGAACGGTAAACCTAAAAATGTATCTACTGAACGTTGATTCCACATTAAAGAGATTGCTCTGGTTGGTTCGTTTTCTAATTCTCCGTTTTTATCAAGGTATAGAGGGTTATTGGATAATTCTAATTTTTCACCAATGCTCAACTCTCTTGTATAAACTTGAAATCCGTAATGACAAGGTGGAAGCACCATTTGGTCTAACTCACCTACATTCCAAGCATTAACCATCAATCGTCTTGAGTCTGGATTTGTTTTAAGGTCGTTGATTAGGTTTTGGATTTGGTCTATATGTTTTATTGAATGACCACAAGTACCACCATTTTTGGTAGGTAATACCCCCCATTGAGTTGATTCCCATTTTCTCCATTGCTTACCATACACGGGACCTAATTCACCCCACTTCTCAGCAAACTCCTCATCTGTTTTTATTTTGTTGATGAACTCTTCTTGTGTGTATGGTCTACCACTTTCGTGTAAATCATTCTTATTTGCTTTCATTTTCTATATTTTTATATTTCCACTTATAACCTAAAGTAGATTTACATCTACCCTTACAACAATTTGTTATGTTCCCACCAGTACTAGACCCTAAATACTTAGCCGCATTAGCCGCACAGTCAAACTCTTGTATAAAGTTACCATCTAAATCAAATTGTAATACTGGTTTCTTGTTTTTTTCATGTACTTTGTTTAAGAATTTAGAATACTCAGTTTTCCTATTTTTGATAGATTCTCTCCAACTATCCCAATCTGTATTCTCTTTTGTTTTTTTATCTCTTTCTTCAAAGTTTACCTTGCTAATTCTCTCTTGTAGCACTTTCTTTCTCTCTTCTTTTGTCACGCCGCTCAACCATGCGTTGAGATGCTTACTGCGAGAAGGGTCATGCCGCTTTGGATCTGAGTAATCAATGAATTTTGATGTGTCTCCACCATCCCCACTTTCTTCTCGTAGATTAGCCCAATCCTTAGATTCTACAATATTATACAATCTACTCAACTCAATACCCTTAGTTATTAATTCAGTGAGATCCTCTGTTTCTAATACAACCTCTGTTTTAATATCATCTTGCGTCAGGTTATGCTTTTTTAAATGCCGTTTCCAAATTTTACCACTGCCCATGTAAACGTAGGGATCTTTTGTAGTCTTACCTAAGTATTTTAAACCTAGTGGGCTTTCTTTTATGTACAAGTAGTATTTTATTTCCATATTTGTCTTTATTATAAATATGGTGATGGATATAAAAACTATTGATTTTCGTCTTCTTTTTTTAACTTTTCACACTCTTCTAAATAAGAACGGTAAGCGTCCCCATCCCAAATATGACAACCATTATCAACTAAGTACTTAATATTAGTATCTCCTCTTAAAAACCATAGCAACTCAGTCACCATAGTTTTCCAAGCCATCTTCTTAGTTGTTAGCAATGGAAACCCATCACTCATTTTATGACGTATTTGTCTTCCAAATACTGATAGTGTTCCTGTACCTGTGCGATCTTGTTTTGTTACTCCATTGTCAAGGATGTCTTGGAGTAGGTCTGTGTACTGTTTATCTAGGTTGTTCATTATTCACCTTATTTAAAATCTTTACAATTTCCTGTGAGTATGTTAAGAATGTTCTTTCTTTTGTTAAAGTAGCTTTATGTACTTTATCACAATACTCTTTGAATGGTTGTGAAGTGGATTTATCACTATTTTGTTTATCTAGGTTGTTCATATCTTACTCGT